GCGTAGCGGCTTGGGTCGGCGATGGCAAAGCAAAGCCTGCTACCAACCCGACGTTTAACTCAGTAACCATCGGGCATCACAAACTCGCAGGCATCATCGTGCGTACAGATGACCTACTCAAACTGGCATCGCCAAGCACTGATCAGATGCTGCGCGACGACTTAATCGAAGCGTGCGCGGCACTAATCGATAACACGTTTATCGATACCGCCGCCGAAACGGACGCTCGACCCGCTGGTGTGCTCAATGGCGCGACCAAAATCGACCATACTGGCGTAGGTGTGGCTGAGTATAACGCTGACCTTGCGGCTCTGCGTAAGACCTTCATCAGCAATAACTTGTCACTTAACGGCGCTCAATACGTGATGAGTGAAACCCGTGCAAGCGACATGGCTGAGCTACGAGACGCACTTGGCAATCCTTACTATCGCGGTATGGACGCTCCAGCCGGTAGCAAAACACTCAACGGCCTACCCGTCATCGAGTCTGAAACTGCTAGCGATGTGATCGCACTCATCAAACCCTCAGAGCTCTACCTAGCCGATGACGGCGATGTCGAGGTTGCATTTAGTGATCAAGCTAGCATCGATATGGGAGCCTCAACGATGGTTAACTTGTGGCAGCAAAACATGACAGCTATCCGTGCTGAGCGCCACATTACTTGGTCTAAGCGCCGCGTCACCGCTGCGTCTTATATTGACTACACTAACGTTATCTCATAAGCGTCAGCTCCCATATAGGGTAACAACTCACCAAAATCCCGACCTTAGCGTTGGGGTTTTTTATGAGTAGGTATTGGTAGTGCCATCCTTCGCTATCTGTATCTACTCCTAAAAAACGAGGTTAATTGTGAATATTAAATATCTAAAAGAGGCTCCAAACGGCCCTACTGGGTCCACCGACACTGTCACCGACTTTGAAGGCAATATCTTGATTAAGACTGGCTTTGCTGAACCATACGAGCCTAAACCCAAACGCAAGCCTAAAGCCAAAACCGATAAAAAAGACGATAGCGAGTAAATACTATGGGCATGTTTGATTGGATGACCGGCAAAAAATCAGCAAACACCGCCCAACCGGTACACGGCGGTGATGTTTGGCACACGATACACGAGCCTTTTACAGGCGCATGGCAGAGCAATCAAGAAATTGAAGTCAGTAAAAACGACCAGATGCGCCATCATGCGGTGTTTGCCTGCATGTCGCTGATCACTCGTGACATTGGCAAGCTCAAAATTAAGACCAAAAAAAAGGTAAAGGGCGTCAGCCAAGAGACCAACAGCCGCGTCAAAAAACTATTGGCCAAACCGAACCATTACCAAAACACCCAGCAGTTTTTTGAGGCATGGGCATCACAAAAGACGGCGCATGGCAATACCTACGTCTGGAAAGTCCGCGATATCTACGGTGACATCTGGCGATTACTTATTTTAGACTCTGAGCGCGTCAAGCCGCTGGTCGACCCAAACGGCAACGTGTTTTATCAAGTGCGCCGCAATCGTCTTTTTGACTTAGATACGGATATTATCATCCCGTCATCTGAGATCATCCATGACCGATTTAACTGTTTTTACCATCCGCTGGTTGGCCTATCGCCCATCACGGCCTGCGCGCTATCAGCCAGTCAAGGCGTCAGCATACAGCGCAATGCCAATACATTTTTTGCCAATGCCTCACGACCATCGGGGATCTTAGTTGCCCCTGGCGATATTAGCAAGGACCAAGCTAAAAAAATGAAAGAAGGGTGGCGCGAAAACTATACAGGCACCGGCACAGGCGACACAGCTGTACTGAGCGGCGGTGTCACTTATCAAGCGATATCAGTCGCAGCCCAAGACGCCCAGCTGGTCGAGCAACTCAAGCTCTCTGGTGAGATTATCTGTACCGCATTTAGTATGCCAGCGTTTAAAGTTGGTTTGGCCCCGCCGCCTGCAGGTAAGATTAGTGACTATAACGATATTTATTATAGCGACTGTCTCCAGCATTACCTTGAGAGCATGGAAAATCTACTCAATGAGCACTTAGATTTGGAGTCTGGAGTCGAGACTGAGTTTTGTCTTGATGGTCTGCTGCGCATGGACGCTGCTAGTCAGATGGACAATCTAACAAAAGGCGTCAAAGGCTCGATATTTGCACCAAACGAAGCGCGTGCCAAGCTGGGCTATGCAGCAGTACCAGGCGGCGAGAGTCCGATGATACAGCAGCAAAACTATAGCCTCGCTGCTATCGCCAAACGTGACGCCAGTGACAACCCATTTGCCAAAACACCGGCCGCGAATGACGACCCACAAGGAGATGACGATGCCTTGGACGACTCTTGAAGAGGTCAAACATCATCTACGCTATGACGATGATGCCAATGATGCCACACTGAAGATGTATATTGCGGCGGCCGACTCTGCTATCAATCGATACATTGATAAAGACACCCCACCCGCTGCGCATGATGACATCAAGGTTGCAGCGCTGATGCTCATCGGCTACTTCGATGATAATCGTAACGCGGATAAAGACACACCGACCAATGGCAATTATTTACCACAGCCGGTTGTGTCGCTGCTCTACCCGTACCGCACCCCTGTTATCAATTAGGAGATACTATGCGCGCGTCAAGATTGCGTCATCGGGTGACTGTCTACAATCAAACGTCGGGACGCTCACCAACGGGCGCCGCGACAGCGCCAACATGGTCAGTACACGCTACCCTGTGGGCTTCCATCGAGCCGCTATCTGTCAAAGACGTACTAACTGCGCAAGCGGCCGATAGTGAGACTCGCATACGCTGTGTCTTACGCTACCGCGCTGACATCGATAGCACTATGCAAATAGAGCATAATGGTCAGCGCTATGATATCGATGGCAACCCTTTGGCAGATGCGCATAGTGGGCTTGAGTATATGACACTGATGTTAAAAACCGCGTAATATTGCTGACTTTGGTGTCTCAATGCTAGATTAATGTTCCTTACATAATATACTGAACCCTTATTTTATTTGAGGGAAGCACTGTGAAAAAGATTATTAAATGGATCGTTATTGTCGTCGTTGCCCTATTCGTCATTGGCCTTATCTTTGGCTCAGACGATACGGAGACCACTACAACCACTGCTAATACTAGCTCAGAGGCTGTCGCGGAAGCGCCTACTGAGACCGCTATGCCAGTCACAGCACAAGAAATATTTGAAGCTTATGACAACAATGAAATGGGTGCGGATCAGCAGTACAAAGGCAAAGCGCTGCTTGTTAGTGGCACAGTGTCAGGCATATCTAGCGACTTTATGGATGATGCGCAAGTACAGCTAGCGACTAGCAATGAGTTTATGGATGTTATGGCGTCAGGCGATGAAGCGTTTAACAGCGCTGCTGCTACATTAAGCAAAGGCCAACAAATCACAATGCTATGCCAAGGCGGCGGTGAAGTTATCGGCTCTCCAATGCTCAGTGATTGTGTTATTCAGTAAGAAATCAATTATAAATAAAAGCTCACTTCGGTGGGCTTTTTTATTAGCTACTTTCAACTATGTCCATCATGGACATAGTTGCCATATATAAAGGTGTTCGTATGACACGTACACCTGAATCCAGTTATCGTCATAACGACGACAACTGGACGTGTCATACGTGCAATTCAACTGTTGCCATGACGGCAATAGTCGCCAGACGGTCAAATTGACCGTTCGGCTTTAAAGGTGAGGTCATCATGACCCCACCCGCAGTTGAGGTCACTGATTCAATGACCAATGCAAGGAGTGGTTATGACAACCACACCTTGTATCGACCACCTTATCGATTGTCATTCAGTTGTGCGTATGACACACACAACTGAATTATAAAATAATCCTTGCACACTTAGCCTCAATACTCTATATTTATCACTGAGGCGTCAGAACCTCCAATCAAACAGCGCAATCCACAAGCGTAATCGTGGTTTTTTTATGCCCGTAAAACGGCAAACTCTCTTCTAGCATGTCGGTATACCCGTATTGTTCAGCTATGTCGAGAGGGTGGCAGCTATACAAGACCTCTTTGTAGGGAAAACTGCCCGCCGTTCTGTTTGACGGTTCTGAACCTCTCGGCGCCCTTTATCGGGCTTATTCAGAAAACAAACAGGAGTTCATCATGAACGCTATCACTACTATCGACTTTAACGGTCAATCACTTATCACTATTGAAAAAGACGGTATCCATTATGCTGCTGTCAAACCTATCGCTGAAAACATCGGCTTAACTTGGGATAGCCAGTTTCGCCGTATCAAACGCGATGATGTTTTAAGTTCAACTGTTCGTGTCATACGAATAGTTGCCGAAGACGGTAAAAACAGAGAAATGATGTGTTTACCTATTGAGTATCTAAACGGTTGGTTATTTGGCATTGATGCCAAACGCGTCAATCCTGAAGTCAAAGCGCCACTTATTCAATATAAGCTGCAGTGTTATAAAGTATTGCATGATTACTGGCACACTGGCCAAGCGACCCATCCAAGCATAGATGAAGACTTACCATCAACGGTTAAAGATCGTAACGGATTGGTTAAAGCTGCAAGAATGGCGCAATCAAGGTTAGGCATTGGTTATGATGAGGTGTTTAACCTCATTCATCATCGTTTTAATATTAGTCGTATCGGTGAGCTTACAGTTAATCAAGTTGGCGAAGCGACTGAATATATTCAACGCCTAGTCCTTGACCAGATTGCAGAACCTTATCGTAAGTCGGACCATGCTCAGATATCCGATGACACTAGCCCTGCCATCTACGGCAACGTGAAACCAATGATAGAAAACACTGGTGAAGCGACCAAGTTTGTAGGCACTATCGGTGCTGACGGTCGGATGTCTATGCGTGAGCTGCAAGCAGATGAATTTATCACTACGATGGATGGTATTCCTGAAGTTCTGCACATGACTTATCCGCCTGACCCAAGAAAACTCGCTAAAATCGGCATGAAAGTCAGCCAAATGCTCATTAATGAAACAATCCACATGCAACAACCGGTAGCGCAAATCGTGGGAGGTGGTCATGAGTGTTAATAATATAACCATCAACAATCATATTCCCGTGCCTAGTACGCACCCCTACTATACGTCACAACCGCATAGTAGTGATGACGCCATGACCGCAAGCTGTGTGCATCTCAACTCTGCCAAAGCAGTACTGGAGCTGATGATGGACAAGTATGAAGAAAACGAAAAGCTGCAAGCTGAGTTTATGGCATTGGCCGCACACTTAGACAGTGCTTATGACATGGTGCAGTTCTTACCCAAATAGGTATAGTTATGACAAATAAAAAAGATCTGTATGTTTATGATCCTAAAACCGCCGCAAAACCAATATCTATAAGTGTCAAATCAGGCTATATATTTATTGATGATAAAAATGACGACGACATTGCGGTTATTCCTTGTGATAAATGGAGTGAGTTTAAAGATATCGTTGATGATCTCATTTCAAAAACTAATTTCAAAGAATAGTAGGCAACTCAATTATAAACAAAGCCCCATCAGCAATGACGGGGCTTTTTGCTATCTAAGGACCAGCCATGGCTAATAGTGCAGACTTAGAGATATTAGGGCTCAGAGAGCTGGATGCCAAGCTCGAAGGGTTATCTAACGAACTCGCAGGCAAAGCGCTATTTAGTGCGCTGAATGTTGCATTAACTCCCGTTGTTAAAGAAGCGCGCGCGTTAGCTCCCGTTGCGGATGCTCCCTATATGCTTGGCAATCAACTCGCTCAGCCTGGTCTTATCGGTGATGCTATCCGCAAAAAACGCTTACCAAAGAGTGAGCATACTGGGGAGTTTAGCCAAGGCGCGGTTATGGGCGTATTCGTTGGTAAAGGGCGCAAGCAAAAGCTCTACCCCTTTCAATGGCACTTTTATGAAAACGGTACCAGCCGCCAACCAGCCACGCCATTTATGCGCCCAGCCTTTGATAATAACATCAACGTCATGATTGAGCGCTTCAGCGACAAGCTGGCTAAAAACATCGACAAATTTACGAGGTCGTCATGATAGCAGGACAGCTACTTTATAACGTATTGCATACACTATTTGGCGGCGTGCAAGTAGATGACAATCGCTATGCAGACAAACAAGCATACGCCAACGCTGAAATCTTTACCTATAAAGGATCGACTTACTATACAAGCCATCCACAGATATACCCTTTATTTATACCCGAGAGTGGAAGTAGCGAGCCGCCATACTTGGTATATCAGGTTATTAGCTCGCAACCACAAAACACACTTGACGGCCCTACTGGGCACGAATGGGCGCGAGTCCAAATCGATATTTATCATGATAGCTATGATGACGGTGTGCAGCTCTCGCACGATGTCGTCAAAACGCTCAACGACTCGCTACAACTGAAGATATACGACGGCACTCAGCAGATGTACGAAAACGACAGCAAACTATTTCGCCAATCCATCGATATTGAGTTTTGGCAAACCACTCCCACAACCCCTAACTAAAAACACCCTAGGAGCACCTCATGGCCGCAGGCGATTCAGTAGAAAACGCAGTAGACAACTACTATCAATTACACGTATCGAGCGATGGTACGACGTTTGAAAAAATCCCGCTTTTAACCGAAGCGGGACCCCCTGACCAAGAAAAGATGCTTGATGATATCACCCCGACTGACTCTCGCATCACTATTAACGCAGTTGTTGACTTTAAAGAATCTACAACGCTTGAGTTTACTTATGTATACGACCCAAGCAACGCGCAGCATCAGCTACTGCAAACCTCGTTCGACGCAAACACACCGCTGCACTGGCGTTTTGTATTTGTCAATGCGCCGAAACTTAGCCGCGAGTTTAAAGGGTTTTTGAGCAACTTAACGCCAAAC